TTCACCAGCATTCTCAAAGGAGATTTTCTTAAAGTTATAATAACCATGAGCACCCTTGACACCATTATATTTTTGAAGGAGATCAGCCATTGGTTTACGATCCGAACCACCAGCAAAGTGCAGATGAGTCACACCTTGATCATGTAAGTCAGAAGCATGATGCAATAAAGTTGGTTTATCTTTATCTGCAACTACAATATTAGTTCCAGGGAATGCATTCCTAGCATGTTTTAGTTTTTGTTCTGGTGATAAAGGATTCTTACCATCTTTAGTATCATGTGAACCAGATAGAACTAGAGTATGATCAGCATTATATTTTTCTGCAGTGTCATGCATATGTTGAACAAGTTTCTCATGTCCAGCAGTCGGAGGATTCATACGACCAAATGCCATGACTTTAGATCTAAGAGAACCACTCGCTGTTCGTTGTAAACCACTATCTGTCGCTGGCTTTGGTTCACCACGAGACTTCAATAGATTCTGGCGAGCAAACTCTGCACGATTAACAAACTTAGTTGGTTCTGTTACACCATTATGTGTATAGTTATTAACGAATCCTTCTGGTTTTGAGGCAACACCATTAATAGAATGAGCATAGTTACCTTCATTAGATTCCATTGCAGAAACTAATGCATTTTTAGCAGATTGTAAATGGCCATGCATCTTTAGTAGATTGTCGTAGTGTTCTTTGTTCTTATCAATGTGTGCCAACTGAGCACCAGCATCATTCATAATCTCTTGCTTCTTGGCAGGAGTTTTAATCTTATCAAACTTCTTCTTTAACTGTTCTGACACATGGTTTTTGAATCCATCGCTGCTAGGAGTTTCACCTGTGCGAACTGTTTGATTGATATAAGTTGCTAGATGTCCACTGTCTCCACCATGTCGCTCTATAGCAGCATACATTTTTTTGGAAGTAGAAGAATGGTGTATATTTTTTGCAGCTGTTAGATTTTCATTAAATTTATCTTGTAAATCTTTTCCGTATTTAACTTTTGAAGCATCATATGTAGCAGTGTGATGGAAAACATCTGGATGATTACCAAAATCATCCTCATTTACATTTGATGTTGCAGTCATATTACTTAGAGTACTACCCTCATATTTCGTATGAGTAACTACACCAACTTTTGATTTTTTAATCGCTTCTGCTCTTTCACCTTTAGTGCTATATGTAATAGTGTTTGGTGTAAAAGAAGCAGAACCATCTTTATTTTTTTGTACATCTGGTTTAGTGAACATTACATCACCCTGATATACACCTTGTTTCGGGGCAATTTTTGGTAAATGTTCTAATCCAGCTTTTAGTTTTTCTACAAGACCTGGAGCATGTCCATGATTCTTTTCTACATCTTCAGGTGTATAATTTAACTTTGGGTTTTTATTAAATGCAGACTTTGACGCAACAAAGAATTTACCAGTCTCTGGATGATGTCCATAAACAATAGATGGTGAACCATCATACTTCATTGTAAGTTTATTATTATTTCTACCACTTAACAAATGGCGATGAGTATCCATTAATGAACCAGTAGCATGGTCAAAGCCATCACTACCATGCATTATTGGTCTATCTTCTAAATGCGTGATGTGCTTTAATTTAGCACCCTCTTCAGTTGGTGCACCTTCAGTTAAAAAGTCTCTAAATCCTAGCATCATATTACTATTATACCCTAAGTTGCAATAATTGTCAAGCAATAACCCTACAGAATTGAGGGTTATTGCTCGTTCTTTTCGTTTTCTAGTTTAGTAGTAAACACACGACCTTTATGTGCACCAGATCCTGTTTTACACGACAATGTTGAAACATTAACTCGTTGTCCATGTTTAGGATGTCCAGGCTCATGTAATTCACCAGTAACATTAAGGTTATTAGCACCTCTGTGAGAAATATCTAAATTTTTAAATCTACTAAGATGCTCATCTGCTAAACTATCCAATGGTTTAACTGTATGATCTGATGGACCATCCTTTTTTCTATTGGCAGTAGTTTTTATAAAATATGTTTTAGTCACACTTGGAGGAGAAACTAACTGACGCATCATATTGCGTAATCTTGTATCTTTTGCTTCAGGAGTTTCTGATGACGACCCCTTCAAACCATCAGCAACTTGTTTTGTGATTACCTTAGTTGTATCATCAGCACTTTTTCTGGCTCGTGCTGCTCTACCTTCAGCATGTAATTTTAATGATTTGATTCCACCTGGCCATACTTTGCCTGCTTCAATAAATTTACCAAGATGCTCATGCATAAGTTTTTCTTTATCTTTAAGAGGACTCTGCGCATGTTTATCAGATAGTTCTTTATGCATTGAAAGAATACCCTTCGTAACTTTACCCTTAGCATCAGTAGTATCTTCTACTGGCATTTCATCAATTTTAGTTTGGATATTTCTTTGATCTGCTGAGCCATTATATTTCAAATCATCCATTGCTGTTTTATGTTCATTTTGATGTAGATCAAGAGACCCAGCTGGAAGATTAGCAAACTTTTCCATTTTATCTAAACCATTATTAGAATGGTTTGCCTTTTTCTGAAAACCATATTTTGCAGAACCACCAAGATGATCAAATACTTTTGGTTTGCCAGTTTCAGGATCCATAATCTTTTTACCATCTGGACCAATTTTATGTATTTCATACATTCCGTCACCCTTAAAATTTGGGTCATGAATGCCTCTAGTTCTTTGATGATCTCCCATTATGTTCTCACCGCTTTTACTAACTTTATCTGGATTAGAAGTCCAATATGAATCACCCAAAACTAAACCATCTTTACCAATATGACCATCTTTTTTAAGTTGGTCTTTAGTTTTTTGTGAAGATTCATAAGCATCTTTGTTTATTTGTGCGTATGCTTCTTCTCCAATTTTTTTGCGAAGTTTATCATGAACTTGCTTAGGAGTACCAGCATGATCTGGATTTTCAGATTCAGCACGATGATGCTCTGGAAATTTATAAGTTGGAGATTTATTTGGATCAGCATGAAATTTTTCTTCTGTGCCACCATGCATGTATCCATTGTGTAAAACCTCGAAAAGTTTACCTTTGTCGTCAGCTTCTACCTTTTCATTGGCAGATTCTTCCGATAAAAGAAGCCATTCTTCTTCTAAAATATCTTCTTCTAAAAGATAGTGTTGAGTGCGAACTGTAAGTAGTTCTTCTTTAAGGAATGATTTGAATTTTAACATAGGTTTTTATCTCTCGACTACAATTACATTTTTATTAATGCGTTTTTTATAGGAAGCCAGTACTCTAATTCCTGGATATTCTTTAATACTCTTTCTTGTCTTATCATTACGGATAAGGAAGTAAACATCTTTGTCACCATAGACATGTTCTAATTTAGTTATGATATTAGAGACAGTTACTGTCAATGTATCATCTTCTTGACTAAAAGATGAAGATGCAAATGTCTTAGTGATAACTGCACCACCAGGAATTAAATCTGAACCAAATACTACTGCTTTCTTTTCGGTCAGTTTAGCCTTGACTGCTATGTTTGGTTCTATTGTATAATAAGTGCTATGATTTACTAATTTAGTTCTCTTGGCATTCACTGCTTTATCAATGATTCCTTTTGCTTCTGCACTAAAATAAGAGTCAGCAGACTCCCATGTTTCAGCATCGTCTTTCTTAATAGAAATAGAGTATTTAACTCCAGTAACATCTTCAAGAATCACATCTGCTTTTTTTCTTCCAGCAGTATCAGTACCGACTGAAGTTGCTTTCGTGCAACCATTGACAACATATGTTTGATTTGGTGATTTAAAGATTACATTGATTGGACCAGTCTTTGCTGTATCATTAATCCAGTCAATTAGGAAATCTTCATTACCAACACCAGCAGATGCCTTACCTTGTTTTCCTGCAGGTTTTGCAAGAATTTGAAATTGTTGAACCCTCACACGACCAACTGAAGATTCAGATGAAGGTGATGGATCGTATTGTCCTCTTAGTTTGATTTGGATATCTTCAAGCGTGGAGACTCTGTTCTTGTCTGTAAGAACAGCCACTTTCTTATCACTCAG